AAGAGGATATGTTCAGGTTGGTACTGAAATCATTGAATATGGATCTATTAACTCTGGCAATACCCTTGGGATTAGTAGCAGAGGAATTGATGGATCTACGACACAGGTTCATGTTAAAGGAACTACTTGTAGAAAGTATGAAGCAAATGGTGTTTCGCTGACAAAGATCAATACAACCTTTAATATGACCGATAATGCGAATCTGAATTCATTTAAGACTCTGGACAAGTATTATCTCCAATTTGATAGAACCGATGTTTCAAGAGCATCTGGTGCTAATATGCTCAACTTCACAACTCAAAAAGTTTTTGGTGGTAAGACCGCATCAGCATCTCAAAATATTCAATATTCTAGTATTACTCCACAATTCTCAGTTATAACTCCTGGACAGAACACTTCAATTTCTGCAAGGATTAGAACCGTAAGTGGAACTAGTGCTGGTGGAATTGAAGCATCATTCCAAGATCAAGGATATGAAGATGTCGAAATTAATGGAAACAATTTCCTTGATTCGCCAAGAATTGTTGCATCTGAAGTCAATGAGGTTGAATATCTATCAGATCTACCAAAACATAAGTCTTTGACAGTAAGAATAAGAATGCAATCAGAAGATTCAAATCTATCTCCTGTTCTTGACGTTAATAATGCTATGGTTATTTTGAATAGAAATAGAATTGATAGACCTGTTTCTGATTTTATACTCGATAGAAGAGTAAATCTTACAAGTGGAGATCCACATGGATCGATCTATATTTCCAAAAAAATTAATTTAAAACAATCTGCAACTTCACTCAAAGTTTTGGTTGGAGCAAATAGACAAGAAGGATCTGATTTCAGAGTTCTTTATAAGTTGTTTAAGTCAGATTCTACCGAAATTCCACAATCTTACATTCTATTCCCTGGATACAAAAATCTCTTAGACACTAACAATGATGGATTTGGTGATAGAATTATTGACTTCTCCAAGAATAGTGGACTACCAGACGCTTTTGTAAAACCAAACATTGCAAATCAATTCTCTGAATATCAGTTCACCGCCGATAATCTATCACCATTTGATGGATTTGTAATTAAAATTGTTATGAATAGCACTGATGAAACAAAACCAGTTATACTGAAAGACCTAAGAGTTATCGCACTTGCATAATATGTCTAAAATGATACGAGTGGAAGGTCACAGTGACCTTTATAGAGATGATGACACAGGTGCGATAGTAAATTGTGATACACACAGTTATGATCAGTATGTTAAAATGCGAAGTGAAAAGCAAAGGCAAAAAAATGAAATTGAGCAAATGAAAAGAGACATTTGCGAAATTAAGTCACTATTAATGGAGTTAGTTAATGGAAATGGATCCCGATAAAATTACCCTAGAAAATATTAATAAAAGTTTTGAATATGCCAAGTATGCATCTGAAATTGATAAGCTTGATGATATTGACGAAATTAAAAAAGTTGCAAAGTGCTATTTTAAACTTTATTTGAAACAACAGGAAGTTGTGTCTAGTTTTGGATCGGATTTGAATAGGATATAAATAGCCATAGCAATACGTGTAATATTATAAATGGCGCAACCATCATCTCGCCAAGGACTAATTGATTATTGTTTAAGACGACTTGGAGCACCAGTTCTTGAGATAAATGTAAACGACGATCAAATTGACGATTTAGTTGACGACGCTTTACAATTATTTCAAGAACGCCATTTTGATGGTGTTGAAAGAATGTATCTTAAATATGAGATTACACAAGATGATATTAATAGAGGAAGTGCATCTGCACCAACTGGGGTTGGTATAGTAACTACTACCGCAACTTCTGGCGCAACAACTTTTAACTGGTACGAGAGTGCAAACTATATTCAGGTTCCAGATTCAGTAATAGGTATAGAAAAAGTATTTAAGTTTGATACTAGTTCCATTTCTGGTGGAATGTTCAGTATCAAATATCAATTATTTTTAAATGATCTTTATTATTTCAATTCAGTTGAACTATTGCAATATGCAATGGTTAAAACTTATCTAGAAGATATTGATTACTTACTAACGACGGACAAACAGTTAAGGTTTAATAAGCGTCAAAATAGACTTTATTTGGATATTGATTGGGGAGCACAAACAGCAGGCAATTTCCTCATTTTAGATTGTTATCGAATTTTAAATCCAAATGATTTTACCAAAGTATATAATGATAGTTTTATCAAGAGATATTTGACGGCTCTCATTAAGAGGCAATGGGGTCAGAATCTCATTAAATTTAATGGCGTAAAACTTCCTGGTGGAATTGAGTTGAACGGTAGACAACTGTATGAGGATGCTCAGAGAGAACTGGATGAAATTCAATCCAGAATGGCGATGGATTATGAATTACCACCATACGACTTTATTGGATAATGGCATTAAATCCCTTCTTTCTTCAAGGCTCTCTAAGTGAGCAGAGATTAGTACAAGATCTTATCAACGAACAGTTGAAGATCTATGGTGTCGATGTGACATACATTCCAAGAAAATTTGTTAGGACACAAGATATTATCAGAGAAGTTCAATCATCAAAATTTGATGATAATTATTTGATTGAAGCATATATTGTCAATTATGATGGGTATGGTGGGTCTGGTGATATTTTAACCAAATTTGGAATGAGTATAAGAGATGAACTAACTCTTGTTATTTCAAAAGAAAGATTTGAAGATTTTATTACTCCATTTATGGGGCAAGATCAAGATGATGGAATAGTAGAATATCACAGACCAAGAGAAGGAGACTTAGTTTATTTTCCCCTTGGACAAAGACTATTTGAAATTAAGTTCGTAGAGCATGAGCAACCATTTTATCAATTGAATAAAACATATGTTTATGAACTTAAATGTGAACTCTTCGAATTCGAAGATGAGGTTATTGATACATCTATTCCAGAGATCGATTCCAGAGTCGAAGATAAGGGGTATATTACAACTTTATCACTTGCTGGAATTGGTACTACCGCAACAGCAACTGCTGTTATGGGAACTGGATATATTAGAAGAATATATTTGAATGATGATGGTAGTGGATTCACTTCAACACCTACCGTTGCAATTTCAACATCTCCAACTGGGGACACAGCATCCGCTGTTGCAATTACTACAAGTAAAGGTGGTGTTGTTTCAGTATCTGAAATTTACATGACCAACGCGGGTTCTGGATATACTACTGCACCATCAATCACAATATCTGGTGGTGGTGGAACTGGTGCTGCCGCAACATGTAGTATTGAAACCAGTGGAAATGGTGTAATAAGGTATCAAGTTACTGGCATTGGATCTGGATATGCAATCTCTCCAGGTATTCAAATAGAAAATCCAATTGCACCAGTTACATATCCAAACCCCGCTATTGGTCTAGCCGTTTATAGCCCTTCTACAACAGGAATTTCTACAATTTATGTTATCGATGCAGGCGCTGGATATGGATCTACACCTGCTGTAACAGTTCAGGGTCCACCAGTACTAACTGGATCTGGGGACTACCTGTTCAATGAAATTATTACTGGATCAATTTCTGGAACAACTGCAAGAGTTAAGAGTTGGAATGCACTGAGAAGTGTTTTGGAAATCTCTTATGTTGCTGTCGATGATAATGGCAGAATTACAACTACTCCATTTACACCAGGAGAATCAATAGTCGGATCTTCATCATCAGCAATATATTCTCTCATCTCATATGACAGCGATGATGCTTATGATAGTGATAAATATAGTGAAAACGATGAGATTGAGGAAGCAGCAGATTTACTCATCGACTTCTCAGAATCAAATCCGTTTGGTAACTTTTAATGTTAGGAACTTACTTTTATCACGAGATTATTAGAAAAACTGTTATTTCTTTTGGAACTTTATTTAATCAAATTTACATCGTCCATAAAGATGGAGATGGAAATAACAATAGTCAGATAAGAGTTCCTATTGCATATGGTCCTATGCAAAAATTTCTTGCAAGGATTGAGCAGCAACCAAATTTAAATAAACCAATTCAAATAACACTTCCAAGAATGTCATTTGAAATGACATCTATTCAGTATGATCCAACAAGAAAAGCGAGTCTGACTCAGACATTTAAAGCATGTGAAGGTGGAAATATTAAAAAAGTTTTTATGCCAGTTCCATATAATTTGGGATTTGAACTTAACATTCTTTGTAAACTAAATGACGATGCTTTACAGATCGTTGAGCAAATATTACCATTTTTCCAACCAGCATTCAACTTAACAATTGACTTGGTAGATTCTATTGGTGAAAAGAGAGATATTCCTATGATTCTCGATAATGTCTCTTTCCAAGATGACTACGAAGGCGATTTTAGTACAAGACGAGCACTAATATATACTTTACAATTTACCGCAAAAACATACCTCTTCGGTCCTGTTGCAGATTCTTCAGATGGACTCATTCGTAAGGTTCAAGTTGATATGTATTCTGGAACAGATACTACAACCGCTAAGAGAGAAATGAGATACACAGTTGTTCCAGATCCAATAAATGCAGAACCAGATGATGATTTTGGATTTAGTGAGAATTGGAACTTCTTCAGTGATTCAAAAACTTATAGTCCAACTCAACAGATAGATATTTGATATGCCAAATGATTATGATGCGATAGAAAAAGCTCTTAACGTTGAAACTAGTATAGTCAAAGATGATAGTACTAATATTCAAAAGATTGAACCATCATCTAATAACGATATTAAAAAAGATTATGAATACACCAGAGCAAATTTATATTCTTTGATCGAAAAAGGTCAAGAGGCAATTAATGGCATCATGGAACTCGCTGGCGAAAGTGACTCTCCGAGAGCATATGAAGTTGCTGGACAACTAATCAAAAGTGTTGGTGACGTTACAGATAAACTTATTGACTTACAAAAGAAATTAAAAGATGTTGAAGAAGAATCAGGAACAAAGACAACAAACAATGTTACTAACAATGCTTTGTTTGTTGGATCAACATCGGATCTTTCAAAATTACTAAAGCAAGGGTTTCTAAATAGTAAAGAAGATAAACCTTAATTCAAAATGAGTTGGTCGAGAAAATATAAAAAATCGATTGACTGTGATAATCCAAAAGGATTTTCTCAGAAAGCTCATTGTGCTGGAAGAAGAAAAAGAGAAAATGGTGATAAAACCAAATCATCATCTCCATTTTCTGAGCAATTCAAACCTCATAAAACTCCTGAAGAAATTGCTAAAAAACATGGTGTAAAAGTTTCATCAATTGAAAAGCAATTGAAAATTGGCCAAAAAGTTGAGCGTGAGCACACACAAAATGATGATTTGGCAATGATTATTGCTCTACAACATTTAGATGAAATTCCAGATTACTATGCAAGATTATCCAAAGTTGAAAAAGGTGTAGTTAAAGAAGATCTTCGCAAATGGTTTGACCCCAATCATCCAAAAGGTGGTTGGAAACGTTATAACACAAAAGGGGAGGCAATTGGACCATGTGCCAGAGAACCAGGGGAACCGAAACCAAAATGCCTATCGAACGAGAAGGCAGCAAAATTACGTTCTCAAGGGGGTGCAAAGAAAATTGCATCTGCCGTGAGGAGAAAGAGAAAACAAGATCCAGTAGCGAATCGTAGAGGTAAAGGCGGTAAACCAAAAATGGTATCAAACAAGATTGAAGAAAATGCTCTCAACTATGATTGGGATACACCAATACGCGAAAGACCAGATAGATATTGTCCAAAGTGTGAAAAACTCGAATTGAGAAGTGAGTGTAAATATGGACCAAAATATTGGGACATGTTTTCTTTACCAGCAGAAGTTATTTCAAGTAAAAAAGATTTTAAATCTACTCTTCCATACGCAGGTCCAGATGCACTTCCATCATCACCAACACTATCATCTAATCAAATGAAGTATAACGTTGCTACTGTTCATCCAGCAAATGAATCAAAGGAGATGGATCACGAGTATTCAATGGCACGTTCTGAACTGTCAAAAATAGAAAAGGCAGCAAAACGTCTTAAGAAAAAGATGAAGGGTGAAGGTAATATTGAGGCATGGGTGCAATCAAAAATTACAAGAGCAGCAGATTATATTGATACAGCAGCCGACTATGTTGATAGTGGTGAAATGAGTGAAGAATTTTTACTTGAAAAAAATGTTCCAACAAAACCATCTCTATGGTCAAGAGCAAAATCACTAGCAAAACAAAAATTTGACGTTTATCCTAGCGCATATGCAAATGGATGGGCAGCAAAGTGGTATAAAAAGCATGGTGGTGGTTGGAAAAGTGTTAGTGAATCTTTAAATTGGAAAGATGATTATGTTCCAACAGAATTTGAAAGTGTCGATATTGTTAAACCAGATCCATTAAAACCATCAAATTGGAGAAGTGAATTGGGTCAGATTTTGGAGCAAAATGCTAACCGAGCTCTCAAAGGACCAGAAAAACCCTTTGAGCAGTATGTTGATTGGAGGTTTGAATTAATTGAAGCAAAAAAGTCCGAAATGAAATGTAATAAA